TGCATCATTGAGGCGGCGATACGAAGCCCCTCCATCGCGCATTACATGAGCCATTGGGAAGGGCGCTGCCTCAAGGCTGAAACCGCGCTCGCGGCGGTGCGGGGGCGGGTGTGTGGGACGTGTCGGCATCAACGCGCCAACTCGGTTGACTACTATCCCTACTGCGGACATGTGCCAATCTCGTGCGCGACCGTGAATTTCACCTGCGGCGCGTGGGCCGCGAAGGAGCAGCCATGAAACCAGCGTGCATCCATGACCCGGAGCAACGCGAGTTGGCGTTGAAGTTCATCATCTGCCCGCTGTGCCTATCTGAACGCATGGGCCACCTGGAGGCCGCGCTCGCGGCGGCGCGGGCCATCGCCTTTCGTGACGACTGCGCCTGTGTGGAGTGTGGGATGCACGCGGGCGACCGCGACAGGATGACAGCCGACCTCGCGGCGGCGCGGCAGAAGATCGTGGAGTACGAGAGCCACGGCCCGGACGGGCACAACGTCACCAACCTGCAATTCCACGCCGTGAGGCACGAGCTGGAGGCCGAGCGCATCGAGGTCGCCCATCTGCGCGAGGCGTTCGTCACGATGGAGCGGGCCGCGAACCAGCATGAAGCCGACCTCGCGGCGGCACGGGCGGTGCTGGACGGGGCCTACCGTCTCCCGCGTGGCACGAGCCCTGACCACGCCATTCACCTGTGCGTCAACGAAGCCGCATGGCTGACGTGGCAGGCGCGGAAGACATGATGGACCATATTGCCGACACCCGCAACATGGTCGAGGCCGCGCGATGAGCGAGTCCTTCGAGGCTCAACTGCACGACACGGTCGCCGGCTACTACGCCGACCCGCTTGAGTTCGTTCTTCACATGTGGCCTTGGGGCGAGCCTGGCCCGCTGCAAGACCACACGGGTCCGGACATCTGGCAGGCGCGGTTCCTCGAAGACCTGGGAAGCCAGGTGCGGGATCGTGGATTCGACGGCACGAGCCCTGTCGCGCCGATACGCATGGCCGTGAGCTCGGGACATGGGATCGGCAAGAGCACGATTGTGGCCTGGCTCGTCGATTGGATCATGGCGACCCGGCCCAACGCGCAGGGCACCATCACCGCCAACACGTTCACGCAGCTCGAAACGAAGACCTGGGCCGCCATCCAGCGATGGACCAAGCTCTGTCTCTGCGGGCATTGGTTCGTGGCCACGTCGGCCCGGATGTATCACCCGGCCCACAAGGAATCGTGGTTCTGCGCCCCACAGAGCTCGAAGGAGGAAAACTCGGAGGCGTTCGCCGGCCAGCACGCCGCGGATTCGACGTCGTTCTACATCTTCGACGAGGATTCGGCCGTGCCGGATGCCACCCACGAGGTCGCCGAGGGCGGCTTGACCGACGGCGAGCCGATGATCTTCCTCTTCGGGAACCCGACCCGTACGACCGGGAAGTTTCATCGGGTGTGCTTTGGGAGCGAGCGCGAACGCTGGCACCAGGTCATCGTCGATAGCCGGGACAGTCGGTTCACCAACAAGCAACAGATCGCCGAGTGGATTCAGGACTACGGCGAGGACTCGGATTTCGTCCGGGTGCGCGTGCGTGGCCTGCCGCCTCGCGCCTCAGACCTGCAATACATCGGCTCCGACCTCGTGTACGCCGCGCAGACGCGCGAGGTCATCGTCCTGCCGGACGAGCCGCTGGTGTGTGGGCTCGACGTGGCGCGTGGCGGAGGCGACGCGTGCGTCTTCCGCTTCCGTCTGGGCTTGGATGCTCGGTCCATTCCGTCTCTGCGCATCCCCGGCGAGCAGGCCCGGGACTCCATGCGCCTCGTGACGACGGCGTCGGACATCCTGGGTCGCACGTTCAATGGCCGCAAGGTCGCGATGCTCTTCGTGGACGGCACGGGCATAGGCGGGCCCATCGTCGACCGCCTCAAGCAGCTCGGCCACCGCAACGTGATGGAGGTCCAGTTCGGGGCCGAAGCGCCTGATCCCAAGTTCGCCAACATGCGCTCGTACATGTGGGGCAAAGTGCGCGACTGGCTGCCGCGCGGGGCCATCGACACGGACAGCCGCCTCGAACAAGACCTGTGTGGGCCCGGCTACCACCACGACAAGAGCGATCGGCTCGTGCTCGAATCGAAGGAGAGCATGAAGGCCCGCGGTGTGGGGAGTCCGGACGACGCGGACGCACTGTGCTTAAGTTTTGCCGCCGTCGTGCGGGGCAAGGACGGCATTCAGAAGCCGCGACCGCGCGGCGTGTTCCAAGGGCAACAGAGCCAGGACTCAAGTTGGATGGCATGAAGATCCGCATCAGCATAGACGAGGAATACCCGGTCTACCGTTTCAAGAAAGCAGGACCGGACGACCACGATGCCGTCGTTGGTGAGGTCAGCTCGGCCAGTTCAAGAAAGGCATCCACCTGTTGACGACTCGCTAATCGGCTCCGATGGCGCGGTGGCGACAAAATCTAGTGACCGCGCAGTTTTCTGCGTGACTCGGTGTTACGCTTCTCGCCGATGGCGGATTCGCTCGCTGAGACTGTCGCATTGTTCTTAGCTGAGTCCCGAGCGGCTCACGACCGGGCCCGCGACGCCCGATCCCGAAAACAACTCGGCGCGGCCCATGACGAACTCATCCTCGCTCGGTCCCTGCGCATCCAAGCCCACAACACCGACCCGCTGCACACCGCCCCGGCCTGGGCCGACGAGGTCAAGCCCACCCACGTAGAGCGTCTTGAGTTCTACCGCCGGGAATTGGACCGCTGACATGCTGCTGAGGACCAAGCACGAGACCGCCAACGACCGCCGGAAGGCGGAGACGCGCTATGTCGTCACCGAGACCATGATGAGCGTGGCGAGTCAGGCGCCCTTACTGCTCGAAGTGGTAGCCGCCGGCCCGCAGCATTGGCGCAGCACGTTCCTCCGTACCTTCCCAGGCGTCGCGATCGACGCATCCATCTCCGACCGCATCTTCGCGTTCTTCTGCCAACAGGTTCAACTCCGCTACGGGCATGGCGTGCGAGCCAGTCAGGTCCTCGACACAATGGTCGTGCCCTCAACACCCACCCAGCGCGAGATTGACAACGCCTGGGAAGTGGAATCTTTCTCCAGTGAAGAAGGCCGGCGCTACTTCTACGGCCCGGACGGCCACCCGGAAGAGATCATCAAGCGGTTGGTGAACTGAGATGGGACGTGAGGCCCGAGGCAACCTGCGGTCGGATGAGGGCCACAAGTGGGGCCAGATCGTGACGCAGGCCCGCCTCGATGGCGCGCCCATCACGACGTTGCTCAAGGTGCTCGTGGCGCTGATGGCGCCGGCGGCGGCGCAGCACTTCCGGCTTGTCGACTCGTACGGTCGGCCCATCTACGCCAACCTCGACACCCGCACCGGCGCCACCGTGACGGTCAAGCGCCCTCGGCGGTATGAGGCAACCCGTGGCTGACGTCTGTACCCGGCCGGAGCCCGTGACGTTAACCGCGAAGATCCTCACCCGGGACAAGAAGGGTGAGCCGCACGCGGCAGGGACCGTCGTGCGAGATGGCGACGACGCCTATGTCGTCGAGATCAGCGGGGCCTTCCGCCGTGTGCAGATTGTCGAGGAGACCCTCCAGGGGGTGCGCTATCGCCACATCAAGGCCGTGACCAAGGCCGAAAAGAAGGCGCGGAAGCGAGCCCGGGCCCGGGCGCGTGCCGCCTTAGCGGACGCCGCGCTTCGCGTCGCACGACGCGCCCTGCAGGCAGAGGCCCTTCATGGCTGACCGCCTGTCGCCGCGACGTGGGATGCAGCTTCTTCGTGATGAGGCGTCTGACTACGACGCCTCGCTTGCCACGGCCCGAGACCTCGAGGCCGACGGCACCCCCACCAAGAAAGACCACGCGAAACGAAACGCGGACATCGTCGCCGAGGCGATGGACCGCTTTAAGCTCATCCTTGAGATCGAGGGCGACCAGCGCGATCGTGAAGTCGAGGACCTGAAGTTTGACCGGGCGCTGCCCGATGACCAGTGGCCAGAGTCCTTGCGGAAGGCACGGGCGGGCGGGATTGCTCCTGACGGGAGTGTGATTGCTGCCCGTCCATGCTTGGTCATTTCGAAGGTCGATCAGCCTGTCCAGCAAGTGATCAACGAGGCCCGCAAGGCTCGTCTCGGCATCATCATCAAGCCCAAGGGCAACGGCGCGAACAAGGAAGGCGCCGAACTACGCCAGGGCATGATTCGGTCGATTGAGAACGATAGCCGGGCCAACATCGCCCGGATCTGGGCGCTGGAACGGGCCGTGAAGTGTGGCCGCGGCGCCTACCGCATCCTCAAGACCCAAGCCAACGACGGGGACTTCGACATGGACCTCGTCGTGCAGCGCATCAAGAACCAGGGCTGCGTCTACCTCGACCCCTACGCGCAGGAGCCGGATTGGTCCGACGGCGAGTTCGCGTTCATCACCGACGACATGCCGGTGAAGGAATACAAGCGCCTCTACGGGAAATCGGCGCTGGCCGCCATGAGCGCGGAAGAGTTGCAGAGCGTCACCGACAATTCGCCGGGATGGGTGACGGACGGGGGCAAGGACACCGGCACGATTCGCGTCGCCGAGTATTTCTACGTGGAGTACGAGGCGCGGGAGTTAATCCTCAACCCGCAGACGGGTAAGAACGAATTGCTGCCGAAGGGTGTCAAGCCGTCCGAGGGCGTGCTCGTGAGCCGCACGGTGCAGAAGCGCCAGGTCAAGTGGGCCGTGATCAACGCCCACGAGATGCTGGACGAGGAAGAGTGGGAGGGCCGGTACATTCCGATCATCCCGGTGATCGGCAAGGAATACAACGTCGACGGAGAGGCCGCGTGGAAGGGCGTCGTCTCGAATGCCAAGGACGCCCAGCGCCTCTACAACTACGCCCGCAGCTCGCAGGCGCTACGTTCTGGCCTTGAATCGCTTGCCCCGTGGGTCATGGCCGAAGGCCAGGACGAAGGCTACGAGCAAATGTGGGACGAGGCGAATACCCGGGCGTTCACACGGTTGAAGTACAAGCCGACCACGTTCGAAGGCCATCTTGTCGAGTCACCTAAGCGTAACGATCTGAGTTCAACGAACATCTCCGCCTCCGTCCTGATGGCCCGCGAGGCCGACATGGACATCCAGGCCACGACTGGCCGGTTCAACCCGTCCCTCGGCAAACAGGACAGCAACCGCTCGGGCAAGGCGATTCAGGCCCTCAAGCAGCAAGGCGAGCAATCGAGTTCCAACTACCTCGAGAACCTTGCCAACATCAGCATGGTCTACGAGGGTCGGGTCCTGCTCGACCTCCTCAAGTACGTCTACGACCGTCCGGGCCGCGTGGTGCGGCTCCTGGGTGATGATCCCAAAGATGAGCGGGAAGTCCTGCTGAAACAGCCGTTCATCACTGGCCCAGACGGTCGTCCGGTCTCCGCCGAGCCCAACGCGCCAGGGCTGATTCCCGCGTTGCTCCAGAAGATGCGCGGGAAGAAGCCCCTCGAGAAGGCCAAGACCTACAACCTCGACGACGGCGACTACACCGTGGCCGTCACCATCGGCCAGGCGTTCGCCACACAGCAGGACGCGCAGAAGGCGTTTGTCCTCGGCGTGATTCAGGCCGCCCCGAACCTCGCGCCCTATCTCATCGACATCGCGGCCGACCTCGAAGGGACGGACATCGGGAAGCGCGTCAAGGACCGGCTGGAGAAGATCAACCCGCAATTGAAGGACGAGGAAGAAGGCGGGCCGGCGGAGATTCCGCCCGAAGTGCAGGCGCAGATGGCCCAGATGCAACAGCAGATGCAGGCGCTTCAACAGGAGCTCGCCAAGGCGAAGAGCGGCCTGCCGGTTGAGGAATTGCGCGTCGCGTCGAACGAACGCATCAAGACACTCGAGATTGCCAGCCGGGAACGCATCGAAGCCGCCAAGATTCGGGCGAATACCACCACGAAGGGCGCCGAGCTCGGGTCGAAGGAAAGCATCGCCACGATGCAAGACCAGACGAAGCGCGAAAGCCAGGCCGCGAGTATGGTCCACGCCGACCACACGAAAGCCCAAGACGCCGCGCACGAGGAACACGCCTCCAGGCGCGAGGAAGCCAAAGAAGAACGTGCGGCGAGGCGTGACGCCTCGCACGAAGACCATGCCGCGGTGCGCGACGCCGCCCTCGAGCCGGCCTATCCGCCGGTCAAGGGGGAGTCGGAGTTCATCGCGCCTGATTCTTCGCCGGTATAGGAGCTCAGATGGCAGACCTTCAGCCGACCGACTCGCACGACTCCAACTCGATGGCCCGTCCCGTGTCCTCCGCCTCGGTGGACGGGTGGGACGTCGAATCCTCGTCGGCTGACCAGCCCTCGAGCGAACAGCTCGCCGCTCGGCTGCGTGATGAACCCGATCCGCCCAAGGCTGAGGCCGCGGCGGCAGAGACCGACGACGACCTCGACGACGCGCCCGACCGGGAGACGCCAGCCGGGGAACCCGAGCATCCGAAGAAGAAGAAACTGACCGCGTCCGAGCGCAAGGCCGTCCTCCAGGCGGAGTTCAACGCCATCACGCGCCAGCGTGAGGACGCCAGGCGGGCCTTCGAGGCCGAGGAAGCCGACCGAGAACGCAAGCGGTACGCTCGACCGGCGCCCGAGAAGGCGGACGAGAAGGTTCCTGACAGCCCGGCCGAAGCCGCCAAGTTGGATCTGGCGGAGGGACAGCCTGATTGGGACGAGTACGAGGCCCGTGGAGAGACGTTCTCCAAATATCAGAAGGACCTCAGCGCGTTCTACAAGGCCGAATCTGTCAAGGAAGCCCGCCGCGAAGCAACCAGCGTCGTGACCAGCTTGCTCTCGAAGGCCAAGGAGCAAGACCTCGCCGCGGCCGAAGAAGCCCGTGAAGAGTCGCGGCGCCAGTCAGCCATCCAGAAGTATCCCGATTGGGAAGAGAAGATCGCCGCCAACCTGGCCGATGTGCCACAGACCCCGTTCATGACGACGGTGGTGCGTCGGCACGAGGCCGGCATGGAACTGCTCTACCAACTGGCGGAACATCCCGCCGAAGCGAAGATTCTTGCGACCCTTCCGATGACGCGCCCCATCATAGACGCCGTTCGGGAGGCGCCCGATCCTGCGCCGCTCCTCCTCTACTTCGCTCGGAACCCGGAGGAACACTCGCGGATCGCCCATCTCGATCCTCCCCGCCAACTCTTGGCGCTCGGTCGTCTCGTTGCTCACCTGTCGGATGAGGGTGCGAAGAACGGCTCGCCCTCCCCGACACCGCCTGTCACTTCTGCGCGACCGCCCATCCGGCCAGTGGGCGCCACGCGATCGGCTGGCGGCGCACGCGGAGACGACGACGACATCGAGTTTGGGCCGGAATACGTCCGGCGTCAGAACGACGCTCGCCTCGCTCGCGCTCACCGTTAGCCATCAGGCGACCGCCCAGGGGGGCGGCATCCTATGGCAGCCAATACCCTTGTCACCCCGACGTGGGTGATGAAACAGATCGGACTCCGTCTCGTCAACAACATGCGGTTCGCCAACAACGTGGATCGCAGCTACAGCGATGAGTTCAAGCAGAGCGGCGCGAAGGTCGGCTACACGGTCAACGCCCGTCTGCCGCAGCGGTATCAGGTCAACAAGGGCCAGGCCCTCAACCCTCAGCCGGTGCAGGACCAGATCGTCCCCATCACGCTGACCGACCAGGCCAACATCGGTCTGGAGTTCTCGATGGCGTCCCTCACGATGGAAGTGGACAACTATCGGGAGCGGTACATCGAGCCGGCGGTCGATTCCCTGATCAATGCGGTCGACTTCGACGGCCTGAGCCGCATGTACAAGAAGACGTACATGACGTCCGGCACGCCTGGCGTCGTCCCGGGTTCGACGGGCACGCTGCCGGGCGCGGCCAATATGCCGTACTTGGCGGCAGGCGTGAAGCTGTCGAAGGGTGGGGTCCCGTCTGACGGGCGTATCGCCATCCTCGATCCGAACATGCACGCCTACCTCTCGTCGGCGAACTTCGCCCTGTTCAACCCGGCCGCCGCCATCTCCAAGGCGTTCCGCACGGGTCAGTTCGGGAACGAAGCCCTCGGCATCAGCGAGTGGTTCATGTCGCAGAACGTGGCCACCCATGTGGTCGGCCCGTTGGGTGGCACGCCACAGGTGGATGGCGTGCAGACGGGGGCCTCGATTCTGTTGAAGGGCTTTACGTCGGCCGCCGCGCTCCGACTGCGCGAGGGCGACGTGATCCAGTTTGACGCGGTCTACGACATCAACCCCCTGAACTACCAGAGCACGGGCCAGCTCAAGGACTTCGTCGTCCTGGCGGACGTGTATGGCACGTCTGGTGGCGCGGCCACGGTCCCGATCTCGCCGGCCATCGTCACGTCTGGTGCCCTCCAGACCTGCACCACCTCACCGGCCGACAGCGCGGCCGTGACCATCTTCGGTCACGCCTCGACGTATGCGAGCGTGTCCTCGCCCCAGGCCCTCGTCTATCTGCCTGGCGCCTACGCGCTCGTGTTCGCCGACCTCGAAAAGCCCGGGGGGCTCTGGGTGGCGGAGCGCATCAGCAACAAGGCCCTGGGGATCGCCGTGCGGTTCCTCAAGGACTACTCGATCATGACCGACCAGTCGCCCGCGCGGGTGGACCTCATGTACGGCTGGTCCGCTGTGCGCCCAGACCTGGGCGCTCGCGTCTGCTCGTAATCCTTGCTCACGAGGGGCGCGTTCACGCTGGCGTGTCCCTCGTCTAGTCCACACAGGCGTAGGCAGTAGGAGAGACGACTATGGCTATCACGAGAACCACACTGGCCGCCGCGGCCACCGCAAACTCGCTCACCTTCAACGTGACCGCGTCCACCGGAGCGACGGTGGGCGGCATCATGCAGATTGCCGGCGAGTTCATGCGGATCGTGGCAATCCCCGTGGCGAACTTCATCACCGTCCGATCGCGCGGCGACCGCGGCGGAACGGCCCAGGCCCATGACGTGCTCGCGCAGGTCACGTTCGGCCTGGATTCCGACTTCGCCAGCCTCGGGGCGAAACAGGACGTGCCACCGCCATCCAAGCGGGACGTTATCACCGTCGGGCAGAACGGCGTTGTTCCTGCCCCCACCCGCGACACCGACTACCACTTGACGAAAGCGGCGGCCCTGGCGAGCACCACGTTTGCCGATCCGGGGTTTGGACAGGACGGGCTCGTGGCCCGCTTCCTGACCCTCACCGATGCCGCGCACGTCATCACCACCGTCTCGTGCCACGACGGCACGACTGGTCTCCACACGACCAACACGTCGGCGGCCTACATCGGCGCCTGCCTCTCCCTGGTCGCGGCCAAGGGCAAGTGGCTCGTGCTGGCGAACAACAACTGGACGATCACGTAAGACCGTCTCGCGCACCCTCCTGGCCGCCCACACCCGACGTGGGCGGCCAGCCCTTCAACTCGCGATGCAGGAGTGCAGAACATGCGACGAACTTCACTACTCAGAGTCAGCGTGGCGGCGCTCCTCATCGCCATGCTCTCCGCCGTCTCCGCCTTCGCGCAGCCGGTCACGCAGGGCACCCTTGGGATTGCCGATGCTGTGGTCACTGCCACGACGGGCGCCGACAAGAGCGTCACCATTCAGGTCAGTGGCACATGGTCGGGGACCATCACCTTCGAGGCGTCTATTGCGGGGACGTGGACGGCCATCCCGGTGATACGCCAGTCCACCTACGGCCTGGCCTCGACGACGACGGCCAACGACCTCTTCGTGGTCTCGAATCCGGGCTTTAGCCAGATTCGGGCCAAGATGACGGCCTATACGAGCGGGTTCGCCACCGTTGCGATCAAGGGCGGTCCGGCCGAGACGATTCCCGGTGCGGCGTTGGGCGCCTCCACGAATATGTGGACGACCTACGCCCGCGAAGACTTCACCCGGCCCCTCTTGGTGCTGGCGACGACCGCGGCCGGTGCGAAGACGATCGCGGCCACCGGCACCAACTATGTCTGGGGCAGCCCATCCGGGCTGATCACCTATCGGGAAGAGCTTGTCAAGTCGGCCTCGTCGTGGATTGTGGCGGCGAATAAGCTCGACATATCGGCCGACAACACGACCGACAACGAGGGCGTCGAAATCTACCTCGGAGACGGCATCGTGACGGACGCAACCTCGTGGATTACCACGGGCGTCAACGGGGGCTGCTTCACGGTCAACTTCACCATCGCGCTGATTGCCGGCACCGACCAGATGCTCATTGGTTGGCGCAAACATGAGGCATTCCAGGCCGGCAACGTCTACACCGGGTATGCGGACTGGTCCGTTGTGGGCATCAATAACGTCGACGGGTCGGTGTTCTCGCTCGGGGAAGTCGCCGGAGGCGGGACCCTCAGTGACGATAGCGGCGTCAACGCGGCGAACGCCGGCACCTACACCCTGAAATCGTGTATCAGCGCGGCGCGCGTGCCCACGGCGTTCCTGAATGGCACGCCGATCACGATGACCAATAGCGGCACCGCCAAAACCGCGGACATCGGCATGGACCCGTTTATCACCTACCTCCAGGCGGGCGGCACGATCGACGCGAATATCCGCATCAATTGGTGGGAAATCACCCGCTAAGGAGAGACCCATGCGACGAGTCTTGCTTCTGACCCTCGCGCTGGCCCTCCTCGTGGGGGCACCCGCACAGAGCCAGCGGGCGACGACCTTCGAACAGATTACGGTCGCCAATACAGCCATTGGCGTGACGGCCGCCATTCGAGCGGGCATGGCCGGCTGCGGGTTCAGGCTGGAGACCGCGCAGGTCCGATGGCGGATTGACGTGGCCCCGACCGCCAGCGTCGGCACGCTCCTCGAGGTCGGCGACGTGCTGACCGTGGATCGGGGAGAGGACTTGCAGCGCATCACGTTCATTCGCACCGGGGCCACGAGCGGTCTGCTCAACGTCTGGTGCTGGAGTCGACAGTGATCCGCGCCATTGTCGCGGCGTGTCTCTCGTTGGTGTTCATCGCGTACTCGTTCTCGGACGTCCTTGGCCGTGACCAGGCCGAGATTCGTCCCGCCAATGTCTCGGTCGCGGTTGCCCGTATCGCGCCGGGGAGCGGAACGGGCGTCACGGTCAATGACGCCGGGTCCGTTCGGCGCGTGGTCTACAAGGCCACGGTCACGTACGCGCAGTTCATCGCGGCGGCCGTCAACGCCGACTGGACGATTGCGACCTTGCCGGCGAAGACACGTCTGATCGGCGTCTATGCGGACGTCACCGCTACGTTCGTCTGCGCGTCTGTCTGCACAAACGGCACGCTCTCAGCGACCGTGGGCACGTCCGCGGGAGGGAGTGACGTCTTGGCGAGCTTCGATGTCGATGCGGCAACCGCCCTCTTTGGCGACGCGGACACCGAGCTCGGCACCGGACTGACCCGCGCCGCGGCGATTCAGGGTGGCCTCCTGTCGTGGGCCGGCACGATTGTTACGATGCGCCTCACGAGCGGGACCGGCAACCTGGGCAGCGGCGCCGCGACCAACCTCAACGCGGGGTCGGTCACGTTCTATCTGATTACCGAAGTGCTCCCGTAGCACGCAGTAGCGAGGATTCGATGGTCATCAAGTTTCCCGGTTGGCGGTATCACCCAACGGCAGGCAAGCGACTCGTCCAGTCGGAGGCCGAAGAGGCTGAACTCGGGCCAGGATGGTCCGATTCCCTGTCTCCCGTGCGTGTGCCGGTGGAACCAGAGGCTGACGTGCCGGCCACACCGACGAAGGCGTCGAAGAAACACGGCTCGACGTAGCCGGCGGGAGTTCACGCCATGCCGAGCGCCACCGACATCATCACGCGGTCGCTCCGTCTTTTGGGCGTCGTCGGGGCCACCGATACGCCCGAGGCCGAAGAACTCGCGGTCGGCAAGATCGCGCTGGACGACTTCGTCGACAGTCTGGGCCTCGAACGGGCGAGCATCTTCACGGTGAGCCGGAACGTCTACCCGCTCTCAAGTGGAGTGGCGGCTTACACGATTGGCACCGGCGGCACATTCAACCAGGCCCGCCCGGTCTGGATCGACAACGCGAGTGTCATCCCCGATCGCACAGCGAGTCCGTCGATCGAAGTGCCGATCGGGCGCCCGATCAACATCGCCGAGTGGCAAGGACTCACCGACAAGAGTGCCACGGGTCCGTGGCCGACCGCCTGCTACTACGATTTCGCGTGGGCTGCGGGCTTGGGCACCATCAGGGTCTACCCGGTGCCGAACACGGGCCTGTGTGACCTCGTGCTCTACACGCCAGCCGCCGCCTCCACGTTTGCCGATCTCACGACGGTCTACGCGATGCCGCCCGGGTGGAGCCGGATGTATCGGTACAACCTCGCGTTGGAGTTGGCCGAGGACTTTGGCAAGACCCCGAGCCCGCGGGTGGAACGCGTCGCGATTGAGGCGCTTGCCGCCATCAAGCGGGCCAACCTGCGCCCGACTGACGCCTCACTCGACCCGGGCACGCCGGGTCTGCGTGGGAGCGGTCGGTACGACCTGTACACCGGGAGTTAGGCATGAGCCGGATACCCTGGCCGATGTTCTGCGGCGGATCGAACATCTCGCAATCGTCGATTGCGGACGGCCAGGATACCGTCAACTACTACCCGGAACCTCGCCAGGTGGTCGGCGGGAAGACCCCGATCAACCTCTACCCGACACCGGGCGTGGAAGCCCGGCTGACACCCGTCGAAACACCAGGACGAGGGTTCTTTCATAAGAGCGGCCGTGCCTTTGCGGTGATCGGGGGCGTCGTGTACGAACTCCTCGAAGCCGGAGATGGCACGCTGTCCTTGGTGAATCGTGGCGCGGTGGCGGTCGATGCCAACCCCGCCACGATCTGTGGTGGCGATGATGGGTCGGGGCAACTCTTCATCACCTCCGGGGACGTGGGGTACAGCTTAGATCTCGACACGAACACCCTGACCGTCGAGCGCGCCAGCGGCAATACGATGTGCGCGTGGATTGACGGCTACTTCCTCGTGCTGGATTCGTCGACCTCGACCTTCTTCGTGTCGGACTTGCTCGATTGCACGACATGGGATCCCACACAGTTTGCTCAACGGTCCACCGCACCTGACCGCTGGGTGGCCCTCATCGTGCCGAAGAGTGCCCGCGAAATCTGGCTCCTCGGCGAGGAAACCTCGGAGGTGTGGAACAACGCCGGGACGTATCCCTTCCCGTTTGTGCCGATTCCTGGCGCGCTGCTGGCCCACGGCTGTGCGGCCCCCTTCTCGGCCAAGGAAATCCTCGGAGGGATTCTCTGGGTCTCTCAGACCGCGGACGGCCACGGTGAAGTCGTCCTCGTCAACGGCGGGGCGCCACAACCGGCCAGCACCAACGCGGTCGCGTGGGCCATCCACAACTACGCCACGATCGACGATGCTATCGGGTCGAGCTATTCGGCCGCGGGCCATACGTTCTATCTGCTGACCTTCCCGACGCAGGATGTGACGTGGGCGCTCGACCTCACCACGCAAATGTGGGCGCGTCGAGGGACATGGGTGAGTGGGTCCAATGCCTACGTCGCCTGGCGCCCGCGTTATCACGTCCACGCCTTCGGCCGGCACTTGGCGCTCGATAGCACGACGGGCACGATCTACGAGGTCTCCGAAACCTACGGCTACGACGTTGACGGGCTGCCGATTCGGCGTGTGCGCCGGACGCCGAGCGTGTTCAACGACCGCGAGCCGATCGGGCTCGATTGCGTGGAGGTCCTCCTCGAGTCTGGCGTGAGCACCTACGCCGGCCGAGGCGCCGATTCGGTGATGTCGATGCGACTCTCGAAGGATGGCGGGAAGACCTGGGGTTCCGAACGGACCAGGAGCATCGGGCAGATATGGGACTACTCGAAGCGCGTGCGCTGGTGGCGGTGTGGGTCCGGGGAGGACCTTGTCGGTGAGTTTGTCGTGACGGACCCGGTGCCGTTTCGCATTATGGGCGCCACTATCACCGTGCGCGATCATGGAGGCGCCTGATGCTGCGCCTCCGTCTGCCCGGCCTGCCGCGTGACCCGATTGCGGAGAAAGGCACCGGCGTGATTCCGCGGGTGTGGGCCTCCTGGCTCCAGGCCCTCGCCCAGCAAGTCGATGCGGCGTCGTTTCGGCTGCAGACCGTGAGCCTTACCGCGCAAGGCGCGACGATCGTGACCACGTCTGTCCCGATCGCCTCGCTCACCACGGGTCTGTACCGGGTCAGTGTCAGCCTGCGTGTCACGCGCGCCGCGTCGTCGAGTTCATCGGCGACCGTCACGCTTGGGTGGACGGATGGTGGAGTGGCCTGCAGCCAGGCGTTCGCGGCCCTCACCGGGAACACGACCGCCAGCGTGCAGAGCGGGTCTGTGCTCGTGCGATGTGATCAGGATGGTCCGCTCACGTACGGTGTGGTCTACGCCAGCGCGGGCGGGACAACGATGCAGTACGCGCTCGATCTGGTTGTTGAAGCAATACCCGGAGTCGCCACATGAGCTATTTTGCACACCTCTTACCGCCGGACGAATGGCCGAGACTTGCCGGCACCGAGGCGGCGGAGGTGTGGCAGAACCTGGACCCGGTCAACACGCGCGTGCTTGTGGTGGAACAGGAAGGGCAGATTGTCGGGGTGTGGATGGCCCTCCGTGTTGTGCATGCAGAGTGTCTCTGGATCGCGCCCGACCGACGCCACTCGCCAGGCATCGGCTATCGGTTGATTCGTGGGATGCAGCGTATTGCGAAGGACTGGCACGTGCGGGCGGTATTGACGAATGCGACGACCGACCACGTCCGGGCGCTGAGTCAGAAGTTCGGGGGTGTCGAGGTGCCAGGAACAGCCTTTGCCCTGCCGATGGCGTTCGACCAAGAGGAGGCATCATGCCAGCAATCGTTGTCGCCGCAATAATAACCGCGGCGGCTAAAACCACGGCGAGTGTGGTGGCTGCGAGGTCGGAGTCCGGGTCCTCTAAGCGAGCGGCCGACGTGCAACTGTCCGCGAATGCCGACCAATTGGCCTTCGAGAAAGAACAGGCCGCCGAGGCCAGGGCCGAATGGGAACGGGAACAGACCGAAGCCAAAGCCCAATGGGACGCCGAGCAGGCCAAAGAAGAGACGCAGTACGGCGATACGCTCGCCATCCGTCAGGCGGAGTTCGCGCTGGCCAAGCAGAAGTACACCGACCGCCAGTCACAGATGGCCCCGTACCGAGCGGCCGGCGTCGGCGCTCTCGCGCAACTCGCCACGCTGTCCGGTGTGGCCGGACCACCAGCTCAGGCGGCGTCGCCCGCGCCACTCCTCGACACGATGCCGAAAGACTGGAAAGCGGGAGACCCCGTGACCGCGGGCACGTCCAAAGCCACGACCACGGCGGAAACCACCGACACCACGGACCGTTCATTTCTTGATAACCCGCAGCTTCTTCCGCCGACCTCGGCGCCAGAGCCGACCGTCATTGACGCGCCGGCCGCCACGGCCGCGACGGCGCCAAGTATGGCGTCGGCCGCGTACCAGGGTCTCGCGGCACCACGCCCGGCCGTGATGGGCGCGTTGACCCCTGGACAGGTCGCGGCCCTGGTGCGGGCGGGCAGAGGCGGGGCCTCCCTGAGTGCGTTGGCGCGGTCGAGAAGGGCGCAGGTGTACCAGTCATGATCCAAGCCGATACGGCGGTGCCGACGTTCTGGAATCAGGTTGGCGCGTCCACCACCCCCGACGACCCGACGGCCGGTTATGGCTACGACCTGGGGGCCGAGCAAGCACGGACGCAGGCCGCGAAACCGGCGGTGCCGACCCTCTACACGAACGCCGCGGGCGGGGCCATGCTCTTCGAGCACGGCAACTATCGGTGGCTTCAGCCGGGTGAGGTCGCGTCCGCCACTACCTACGTCAAAGCGCACGGCGGCGTCGTGAAAACCGTCGACGATTCGACGTGGGCCGGTCTCGTAACCTCCCAGTCTGCGGCCGGGTCATCGGGGATGGCGACTGGAGACGTCCCGGTCGGCAAGTACGCGGGGAAGTCAACGTCGTGGGACGCGGGGAAGCTCGCGGACCTCACACACCGCACGCCCAAGTACAACTTCGCCAGGATCGCGTCGAACTTCGATACGACCGACCCGTCGCAGCGCGAACAGATGCTGGCGATGTTGCGCGCCGATCCGAGCGGCTACTTCAAGAACGCCACGTTGAGTGGCGACAAGCTCGTCATCGGCGGCACCTTGGATCCGGCATTTGAGGGGATCAGCACCTTCGATGTCTTCGGCGGGTCCGGCGCGGGACTGTGGTCGCCGACCTGGCAGCCAGCCGGGGGGCCTGGTTACGTTCCTGAGACGACCGCGACGGATTCCACCACGGCCCTTCCGAGCGCCGTGAGCGTCCCGGGTCTGGCCTACACGCCACGGGACTACGGCTCCGCGCCACAATTCGCGTCGACGAATCCGTACCAAGGGATGTCGGAAGACGCCTATCGTCTCCTCGTGCAGAGTCCGACGCCCACGTCGTTGAGCACGCTGGCCCTGCCGGCGATGAAGAGGTAGTCACGATGCAAGCCTATCCCTACGACGACCTCAGCAACGCGCTCGGGCGACCCCTCACGGAAGACGAGTTTGGCGAAGCCTTTAGCGGTGCGTCGGCCGCACCAGGGCCCGTCCCCGATCCTATTCCCGCGCCGGCGCCGACGCCCGCGCCAGGACCGGCCCCCGTGCCCGCGCCGTCGCCGGCCCCCTCCCCACGTCAGATCAACGTGTCCGGGCAGCCGGGCCGGTGGAAGGTGGGCGGTGACGGCCAACTGTACTGGGATCCGAACGACATCGGCCCCGACCAAACGCTACCCACGGGAGTTCCGACCTCGCCGTCGACGCCCACGTTAGCGACCACGCCCGCGCCGGTCTCCGTTCCTCCACCCGTGGCACAGCCGGCCGCACCCGCCTGGACCTCGCCCGTTGCGAGCACGCCGGCGTCCGTCACGACACCGGCCACGGCTGGAGCCGAGGCGCCGGTGGTGCTTCCCGAGTCGCTCGCGCCATCGACGTCGTCCATGTTCGCGGCCCCGGTTGCTGTGGCGCCACCGGCCTACACCGCACCGACCTATACCCCGGCAACACCCTACGGGACGCTCACGGCGGACGAACTCTCCAGCGACCCGAGCTACGCCTTCCGATTCGGCGAGGGCAAGAAAGCCCTCGAAGGCGCGGCTGCGGCTAAAGGGGTCCTCAGAACGGGAGGCACGCTCAAGGACCTCGTCGCCTACGGGCAGGACATGGCGGCCAAGGAGTACGCAGCCGCTGAGTCCCGGAAGGGCGCCGCGTGGGACCGCAACGCGGGGGAGGGCCGCTCCGCGTGGGACCGCGCCTTCGCCGGGTCAGAGGCCGAGTACTCGCCGAGTCTCCTGGGCTGGCAGACCAAGACCGCGAACGACCAGCGTGCCGCAGAGCTCACCTTCGATCGGGACTGGCAAAAGGAGCTCTACAACCGCGATGACACGTATCGACGGATGGTGTTCATGGCCGATGACGACTTCCGGAAAACGGTGTATAGCACCGATGACGTCTATCGCAAGGCGGTGGCGGCAGAAAGCGACGCCTGGAAGCGTGAGGTTATGGCCGAGGAACGCCGCCGCTGGATGGCAGAACTAGGAGCATCAACCTAATGGCCTCAATTCCCTATGTTCGGCCGGCGTATCGCAATGACGCCTCTGCAGCGAGGATGTCGGACCTCATCCGGTCTCGCGGTGCCATCGCCGCGAACGCGGCCAACCAGCAGGGCGCCGCGAACGCGTACCTGTGGGGCAACCTCATCGACACGACCGGGCGCACGATGTCCGATCTTGTCAAGTACCAGGCTGGCGAGCCGGAACGCAAGCTGCGTGAGGCGCAGACCGTCCGTTTGACCCGCGAGGAAAACGACGCGGCGCGGGTCGATGTCTTGACGAAGACCACAGCCGGTCTGCCGCTGATGGCGCGAGCCAAGGTGTTTGCGGACGCGGGCTTTGAAAAGGAATCGGCCGCCTACGCCAAGATGGGCCAGGACCAGATCAACCAGTCCAACAAGCAACAGGTGGGTGCGTTGATCGGTGTGTACGGTGAGGACAACCCCGAGGAAGTGCGGAGTCAGGGGATGGCCGTCGACCCGGAGATGACCAGCAAGTATCTGAAGGACCGGCAGGAGGAGAAGGACAAGGCCCAGGCTCGGGCGCTCGATGCACTCAAATCCCTCCCGTATGCCTTGAAGGCTGGTGCTCAGGTGTGGGCCACCCCCGTCACGGATCAGGCCGACTTGGATCAACGGATCGCCGCGAGTACACGACTGGCCGAGATGGTCGGCGGCAAGTCGCTCATGCCGACGTTCACGCCGACGTTCGGCCCGCAGACGGAGCAGGAGAGGGCGGCAGCCTTGAAGGTCCTTGATGAGGCGAAGGCCCCGACGTCAGAGTTCGCGGTGTTCTACCACGGGTGGGAGCAGGAACACGGCGAACCAAAAACCGTGAAGGATAGTGCCGCGCTAATCTCGGCCTATAGCGCCGCGCAGCGCAAGCCGGACGCCGCGGGAGCCGGGACCCCGTTCAAGGACAACCCGAAGTTCCCCGTCGGTGTCGACCGCTACCTGACCGACATGCGGAACCGCGGCTACAGCCGCGACCAGGCCGAGGCGGAGTTGGCGCGAGCAACGCCGGACCTGCAACGGGACCATCCCAACATGAGTGGGCTCGAACTGCAAAAGGCCATCGACGTCTACTGGCCGCAGGCGTCGCCTGGATACGATCCGCTCTCGGGCAAGCGGTTGCCGGGCACGATGGAACTCAAGGCGCCCGTCAACTCTGGCCTGGCCCCGCCCCTGTCGGCGTTGACGAAGCCCGCGGCGGTGGCGCTCCCGCCAGCCGTCGCCTCACATGGACCCGTGACCGCTCCGGCCAGTGTGCCGCCGCCGGCCGTCGCCCCGACACCAGCGGTGCCGCCGGGGCCCGCGGTCGGGCCGACCAACGACGCGGCGCTGCAGGCGCGTGTCGAGGCGTTGATGGCCGAGATTCAGGGCCTCGAGCGCCAGGGACAGGTCAAGTCGCCCCTCTACGCGCAGCGTCTCGCCGAACTCCGTCGACTGCTCGCGGGGTAAACGGATGCCCGACTGGCGCACCTCCGCTCGTTCGTTTCTCGACAGCCGGCTGCAGGTCGAATCGCCGCTCGCCGAGTCGTTGACGCCCGAACCGACGCCTGGCGACTGGCGTTCCTCGGCGTTGGGATTCCTCCGGCAGCGGGAGACGATGGCTGAGGTTCCGGCTCCGATCGCCAGCCACGAGCCCGAGGTCTACAACTACGAAGCGGCACGAGCGGCCGGCGTGACCGGGCCCGATGCCTCCGGGCATTGGCCGTCGGACTTCAAACTTCCGGGCCACCCCAACGAGATAGCCGGAGGATTCAACACCATCACCGGCGCCCGCGTACCGAACATGCCACGGGGCGACTTCCAAGACCTCGTCGACGTCGGATGGGAACCCCAGGCCGCGGCCGACTTGGCCGCGACGCCGGAGGGGTCGCGCCCGACTGTGCCAATGGTCGCCCGAGGCGTGACTGACCCAGGCAGCGTGAAGGTCTACCAGCCCGGGGAGGCGGTGCCGCCCGCTCCGGTGGACCCGGGCCTCGTCTGGAAGCCGGCGCACGATGCCCTCTCGACGCTGGCCGCTCGCACTCCGACGCCGTTCAACCCGCCGCGGTTCGTGGGGCTCGATCGTATCGCGCCGGTCCCGAGCCACGCGCCGACGCCGGCGCCACTCTCGGCGGTGGCCCGCACGAACGCCACGCTCCGCGACGTAGCGACCGACCCGTACAACGTCGGGGAGATGCAGGAAGCGGCCGGCCCCCCGGGTCTCGCCGCCACGACCATCGAAGGCGTCCAGAAGATCGGGAAGGGCGTCATCGAAGGCGGGCAATCGGGGTTCGTCCTGCGTGGAGGCCCACTCGGCCAGGTTGCCACGCCGCATCCCGAGCAGACGATGAACGCGCTCTCGGAGACGATGGAGGGCCTTGGCGGGGCCGCCACGCCTCTCGCCGTCGCCGGGATGCTGATGAGCGCCGGGCCGACGGCCGTGGCCCTGGCGGCCACCTACGCGGCCTCTCTCGCCGCTGGCGTGGCGGCCGACGCCGCCGGAGCCTCGCCTGCCACCAAGCGGTTCGTGCAGAACCTCGCGGCCACGTTCGTCGCGGTGGGCGGGGCGAACAAAGTCTACCAAGGGTTGCGTGAGGCTGGCGCCTCGGCGGCAGAGGTCGCCCGGGTCGGCACGCTGGTCTCGCAGTTGGAGTCCTTCGGCGGACGTCAGATGGAACTCGGGGCGACAACTCCATCGCATGACCTGGGCGGCTGGCCGAAGTCGCGCACCGTCGCGGAGGTGTCGATCGCGCCGGAAGCCTCGAAGACCCCCGGCGAGGTCCTGGGGATCGACTACCGTGCGGCGAGCACCGATGCCCTCCTTACCGATCTGGCGGCCATCAAACCCGCAAAGCGGGGAGGGCTTGACGCCCAACTCCTCATCGCCGAACTCGGGCACCGTGGGGTGCCGGCGGCGTCGTTGCCGGCGGTCCTGGCTGACCGGGCGCGCGCTGTCGCCGAACAAGGCGCGGTGGTGGCACCACCTCAGACAACCCCTGTCCCGACCGGACAAGACAGGTCCGAGGTTCGGACAGCAGTGGTCCCGCCCCCGCCGCCCGTCCCTGCGGCGGCCGAAGGTTTGACCGCCACCGCCGGACAACCTGAACCACCGACCAGCCTGTTCGGTGCGGGTGACATGGAGGCGATGTTCCGAGATGAAGCCGCGGCCAAGGCCGAACAGCCCATCGCCTCATTAGCCGACGCCTGGGAGCAGTACGACGGCACGGGCCAACTACCGACCGTGCGCGACCTCGCAGATGCGGTAGATACGCTCGTCGGAGAAGGGAAAGCCCCGGAGTCGCTTCAGTCTGCGCTTGATCGCTTCCGCGAGGCGGTTGAGGACGACTTCAAGATGGCAGGGCGAAGCGATCTAGAGAGCGCGGAAAACAGGTTCGTGAAGTCCGTCAAGGCGGCGATGCGGACGCCGAAACCCACTCCAGCCACCGCCGGACAACCGACGCCAGCGGTCGAAGCGCCGGCCGCCACACCGGACGAGAAGGCCGCGGCCAAGGCCGAGATGAAGCGCCTCATGCAGGAGGCCGGGCTGATACCGAAGGAAGAGAAGGCGGAAGCGGCGCCCGCCGAGCTAGGCCCCAACGTCGGCGCCCGCAAGGCCACCGCCGAGGGCGCGGCCCGCATCGAGACGGCGCGGCAGGAGTTCGCGGACGTCATCAACGCGGAGCACGAGACCCCGGCCGCCCGCGCTGACGCCATCCAAGAGGCCCGCGACCATCTCGCCGAGGTAACGACTCAGGCGCATGTCGAGGCGGGGAAGCCGGCGGAAGGAGAGGGCGCTGCCGCCGAAGCGGCCAAACTCAGGCTTCGCCGTATGTATCTGCTCCGCGAGATCGACAACGGCGAACAGTGGGTCGCCAAGCAGCCCGCGAACGCGCAGCAGGGCGCGATGGTGCGAGCCCGCCGTGACCAGATGGCAGGCTTCCGCGCCGACCTCGCCCCCGTCGAGGCCCGCCTGCGCGAGATTGGCGGGATGCCCGAGGAACCCGCAGCGCCCGCTCCAGTGTCGGCCCAGACCGAACCGACAGGCACCGACACGGTCCGACAGGCACCAACAGCGCCCACCGCGACCGGCACATCGTTCGGCGCCTTCCCTCCAGACGATTCATGGCAGGAGGGGCCAAAGGCCAGCGTCCGTCGCAGAGCGGCGAACGGTAACCTCGAGCTGCGCTTCGCCAAGAAGCCCGCCCCCGTTGTCCTCGACGGCCTGAAGAAGCAGGGCTGGAAGTGGAGCCCGCCGTCGAAGGTCTGGTATCACAAGCCCGGCCCCGGCATCGAGGACACCGTCTACAACGTGACCGGCGTCGCGCGGCCGGGGCAGGCGGAGGCGCCTACCACGGAAACCACGCAGAAAGCCGCAATTGCGGAAACGAAAACGGCAGTTGCCGAAGCCGTACCGACCGTCACCTTCACGAAGGCCAAGATCATCCCCACGCGCACGGGCATCAAGACGGAGGTCACGGAGGTCGGCGGGTTCAAGGTCGGGGACCGGGTCTCCGTGGACGAGGGATTCGGAGAGATTCAGCGATTCGACGGAGACAATTCCAACGTCAAGGTCGCCATCGAACCGGACAAGAAGCTCTCGCATTGGATCCCCGTCTCCCGCGTGATGCATCTCGAAGCGGAGCCCGAGAAGGCACCGGCCGAGAAGCACGTCCCCGCGCCGGCCTCCGCCCGCCCGAACCCCGAGCACTTCGAGATGAGCCTGGCGAACGTCGAAGACGCCATCGCCAAGCTCGAGGAAGAGGCCAAAGACGCCCCGCTGACCAAGTTCCAGCAGGACGACCTCGCCTCGCTGGAGGCTGAACTTGGCTGGCGCCTGGATACCCTCGTCCACACCCCAGCCACCAACGACGCCCTGCACGACCTTCTGGCGCACGTCAAGGAATGGGACAGAGACGCCGACACCACGACGCGGAAGGGCCGTGAGGAGTTCGAGGCCCGTGCCCAGGTGATCGTCGACGTACTCGGACACCGGGACCGCGACGTCTACCACGCCGCCGTCGACGTGATGACGCAGGACGAACTCAGC